TTATTGCTCCAAGCAAATTAAGAACGTTAATATACGATAATCCAAAAACTAGAAATGCTGGATTAGATGTCTATGAACCATCAAAAGAAAATCATGATTATGTGATGACAGTTGACGTTGCAAGAGGAGTTGGAGAAGACTACTCTGCGTTTGTTGTTATTGATATCACAGAGTTTCCTCACAGGGTCGTAGCAAAGTATAGGAACAATGATATCAAACCAATGCTGTTTCCCAATATCATCTATGAAGTAGCAAAGAGTTATAATAGTGCATTTATCTTATGTGAGGTAAATGATATTGGAGATCAAGTTGCAAGTATTCTTCAGTATGATCTTGAGTATCAAAATCTGCTAATGTGTTCTATGAGGGGTAGAGCAGGTCAGATTGTTGGTCAAGGGTTCTCTGGTAAAAAGACACAGTTAGGCGTGAAGATGTCCAAGACTGTCAAAAAGGTCGGGTCTCTAAACCTCAAAACTTTCATTGAAGAAGATAAACTTATCTTTAATGACTATGAGATTATTTCAGAATTAACTACGTTCATCTCAAAGCACAATTCATTTGAGGCTGAGGAAGGATGTAATGATGACTTAGCAATGTGCCTTGTTATCTATGCTTGGTTGGTCCAAATGGACTACTTTAAGGAACTGACCGACCAAGACGTTCGTAAAAGATTATATGAAGAACAGAAGAATCAAATTGAACAGGACATGGCACCATTTGGTTTTATGGACGATGGTTTAGATGATGCAAGTTTTACAGACTCTGAAGGGGATAGATGGTTCAATGCGGATGAATATGGAGACCGTTCTTTTATGTGGGAGTATCTATCCTGATGGATTTAGATGGTCAAATAAAGTTAGGTCACTTACTCTTACAAGATAGAAAATGTAGGTCTTGTGGAGAAACAAAAAATTTAATTGAAGACTTTTATAGAACTAGAAAGGATAGAGGTGCTGTAGCATCTTCTTATTCATATGAGTGTAAAGAATGTACTATAAAGAGGATAATTGATAATAAAAAATCTAGTAATATGTGGGAATACCCAGACTGGTAGTTCACGTCATGTTTCCCCTGTGAAAACATGATTTTTAATAAATATTTTCAGATAAACTGAGATCACGGAGAACTAACACATGGCGACTCCTCAATTATCTCCCGGAGTACTGGTAAGGGAGGTTGACTTAACTGTAGGAAGAGCTGATAATGTACTTGATAACATTGGTGCCATTGCGGGACCATTTGAAATTGGACCTGTAGAAGAAGTCACAAACATCACTACTGAGCAAGACTTTATTAATGTTTTTGGCGAACCAAAAACAGCAGATGCTCAATATGAGTACTGGATGAGCGCATCATCTTATCTCTCATATGGCGGCGTCCTTAAAGTCATCAGAGCAGACGATGATGATCTTAAAAGTGCTAATGCTGGTGTAGGTATCGCAAGCACAAGTCTTAAGATTAAGAACTACGATGATTATGTTAACAATGCATCTGATACTTCCGTAAACTGGTTGTATGCTGCTAAGAACCCTGGTTCTTGGGCGAATAGCTTAAAGGTTTGCTACATCGATGATTTCGCAGATCAAACCATCGGTATTACCACAAGCGACCTTGGTACTGCAGGTGCTACAGTTGGTGCTGGTGTTACGGCAGCAATTACTGGAGTTCTTCCTGGATCTGGAACTACATCAGTCTTTACTGGTTATGTAAAAGGAATCATCACCGGTGTTTCAACTGATGCAACAAACAGCGTATCAACTATTGATGTTAAGATTACTTCCAGAGTCAGTTCTGCTGGTACGGAAACAGAAATCGATTATGCAGAAGGAGATGGATTCGCATCATTCGATACATCTGATACTGTATACTTTGTTAATTCTTCGGGCATTAACACTGGTGGACTTGGATCTGCTGGAGCAACCCCTGCAACCGCAGTTGACTGGTATGATCAACAGACTCTGGGTCTCACTAACTCCACGGTTTATTGGAGCACTCTTGCGCCAAAACCTGGTACTAGCGTTTATACCAATGACAGACAAGGCAAAAACGATCAACTTCACATCGCGGTTGTTGATGATAATGGAGATGTAACTGGAATCAAGGGTAATATCCTTGAAAAGCATGTTGATCTTTCTAAAGCAAGTGACGCTGTTTCCAACGTTAACGCGCCTCAAAAGGTTTACTATAAAGATTACCTCCGCGATCTTTCCGCAAATATCTATGCTGGCGCAGATCCTCTGGCAGCAGCAGATAGCACTCACGGAACAACTCCTGCTGCTACAGGATTCACAGTATACACTGGTGTAGCATCCGCATCATTTACCGCAGATGATGGTTCAGCTAACCAGTCTGGTACAATCGCACAGGATAAGCAATTCCTTGCTATTGGTAACGTAACTTACACCTTACTTAGTGGTAATGACTATCAGACTTCTGGTGGCGATGGATTCAAGGCAGACCTTGGAAAACTGATTACTGCTTACGGATTACTCTCTAACAAAGATGAAGTCGAAGCAGACTTCCTCCTTATGGGACCTGGTTGTGCTACGGAAGCAGAATCGCAAGCAAAAGCAAATTACATCATCTCTCTTGCGGAAGCAAGAAAAGATTGTATGGCTTGTATCGGTGCTCATAGAGATAATCTGGTTGCGCCGTCATCCACACCTGGTGGTGCTCTTCTGACCACAGAACAACAAACAACAAATCTTCTTAGATACTTTGGTCCTCTTACATCTTCGTCCTACGCGACATTTGATTCGGGATACAAGTACACCTTTGACAGATTTAATAACAAGTTCGTCTACATCCCAACCAACGCTGATGTTGGTGGAATGATGGCAAGAACCGCACTTCTGGCATATCCTTGGTTCTCACCTGCTGGACAACAGCGTGGTGTATTGAACAATGCAGTCAAACTTGCTTACAACCCAAGCAAGGCACAAAGAGATCGCCTCTATCCTAAGAGAATTAACTCCTTCATCACTTCACCTGGTGCTGGAACATTCCTCTTCGGTGATAAGACCGCTCTCGGTTATCAGTCTGCATTTGACAGAATCAACGTTCGCCGCTTGTTCCTCACAATTGAGCAAGCACTGGAGAGAGCAGCACAGGCTCAACTCTTTGAACTGAACGACGATCTTACCAGAGCGAACTTCAGAAACATCGTTGATCCATACCTCCGTGATGTTCAAGCGAAGAGAGGACTCATTGATTATCTGGTTATTTGCGACGAAACAAATAACACTCCTGACGTGATTGACAATAATGAGTTCAGAGCAGACATCTTCCTGAAGCCTGCTAAGTCTATCAACTTCATCACCCTTACTTTCGTAGCAACGCGAACTGGCGTTTCTTTCTCGGAAGTAGCAGGTAGAGTTTGATCATTAAATTATAAAACAACGGAGGATTTCTAAAAATGTCAAACTTACGCACACTTTCAAAATTCCACAGCAAACTGCAGGGTGGTGGTGCAAGACCCAATCTATTTGAAGTTCAAATTCCCAACCTGCCAAATGCTGCAACTGCATCATCACCAAAAGCAGAATGGGGAACTGATGTTCAGGAGAACTTCAGCATTCTTTGTAAGGCAGCAAACCTGCCTGCATCGAACATTGCTTCCATCGACGTTCCCTTCAGAGGTCGTACTCTGAAGGTTGCTGGAGATAGAACCATTGATAACTGGACGGTTACCATTATTAATGATGAAGACTTTTCAATCAGAAATGCCATGGAAGCATGGATGAATGGTATTGCTAGACTCAGCAATAACACTGGAGCAACAAACCCAGATTCATATATGACTGACGCATATGTCTATCAACTTGGCAGAGGTTACTCTGGTAAGAGACATAGTAAGAAGAACTCTGACACCGCAGATGGAGATAAAGTCACTCCTCTGAAGTCATACAAGTTCATTGATATCTTCCCAGTTTCTGTTGCTGCAATCGATCTTTCTTATGATTCAAGTGATACGATTGAAGAATTCACTGTAGAATTTGCGGTTCAAAGTTTTGAATCACTCTCTAGCGACCAAACTGGAGTTAATCTGAAGTAATAAATAGAACTGATAAAGTTCTAATATAATAATGTCAAAATTGTTTGGGTTCTCTATTGAGGACAACGAACCACTCTCACCGTCAGCAGTCTCCCCCGTTCCTCCCAACAATGAGGACGGGGTTGACCACTACATGAGCAGTGGTTTTTTTGGTTCTTATGTAGATATTGAGGGTGTTTATAAGACTGAGTATGATTTAATTAAAAGATATCGTGAGATGGCACTTCACCCAGAGTGTGATAGTGCTATTGAAGATATCGTAAATGAAGCAATTGTTTCGGACTCTAATGACAGTCCTGTAGAGATTGAACTTTCAAATCTTAATGCCAGTGATGGTATTAAGAAATTAATCAGAAAAGAATTTAAGTATATCCTAGATTTATTGGATTTTGATAAAAAAGCACATGAAATCTACCGTAACTGGTACATTGATGGTAGACTTTATTATCATAAAATAATTGATTTAAAGAAACCAGAAGAAGGTATTAAAGAACTTCGTTATATTGACGCAATGAAAATGCGTTATGTAAGGAAGCAAAAGAAAGACGAAAGAGCAGATATTAATAGGCTCAGTCCATTGAGAAATGACAATCCAATGGATCAAAGTTTCCCCGAGATTGAAGAATTCTTCATCTATAATCCCAAGGCAGGATATGGGGCAAACCCAATGAAGACCACTGCCAATAATGGAATCAAAATGGCAAAAGATTCCATTACATATTGCACTTCTGGTCTTGTAGACAGAAATAGAGGGTCAACACTTTCTTATCTTCACAAAGCAATTAAGTCTCTCAATCAACTTAGAATGATTGAAGATTCTCTGGTTATCTACAGATTATCCAGAGCACCAGAACGTAGAATTTTCTATATTGATGTTGGCAATCTGCCCAAAGTAAAGGCAGAACAATACTTGCGTGACGTTATGATGCGTTATCGTAATAAACTTGTTTATGATGCAAACACAGGAGAAATTCGTGATGACAAAAAATACATGGCAATGCTGGAAGATTTCTGGCTGCCCAGGCGTGAAGGTGGAAGAGGAACCGAAATCACCACTCTCCCTGGCGGACAAAACTTGGGTGAAATCACTGATATTGAATACTTTAAAAAGAAATTATACAGGTCCCTTAATGTTCCACCATCAAGAATGGATGGAGAAGGTGGGTTTAACTTGGGGAGATCTTCTGAGATTTTAAGAGACGAACTGAAGTTTACTAAGTTTGTTGGTCGTTTGAGAAAGAGATTCTCTAACATGTTTAATGATATGTTGAGAACTCAATTACTTCTTAAGAACGTTATTACTCCAGAAGATTGGGAGTCTATGAGTGAGCACATTCAGTATGACTTCCTTTATGACAATCATTTTTCAGAACTGAAAGAAGCAGAACTGATGAATGAAAGACTGTCACTGGTAGCAACTGCAGAACCTTATGTTGGTAAATACTATTCTCAGGACTATGTTCGTCGCAAGATTTTGCGTCAAACTGACATTGAAATTCTTGAGCAAGATAAGTTAATTGAAGCAGAAATCGCAGCAGGAGTTATTCCCGATCCAGTAACTATCGGTCCAGATGGTCAACCTCTACCACCAGATGCAGGGGCAGATGCAGCAGGAATGGACCTTGGAGCACCAGTGATGGAACCTGAGATTGATGCTTCTGCTGCTGAACCTATTGAACTACCCAAGGGTGGTGAGATATAAATAACTTTATCTTTGTAACATGGGAAACATGGACGAACTCTTAGACATGATGATTACTGACGAATCACCGTCACAAATCAGCGATAAAATTAAAGATCTTCTCTATTCAAAAACTGCTGAAAGAGTAGATAATTACCGTTCATCTGTTGGAAATGCACTCTTTAATGGGCAACCAGAAGAAGAGCAACCTGCAGAAGGTGAAGAGTAATTATAAATAACTTATAAATGAACTTTAGGGAATAATGTCACTTAATCCAGTAGGCGCAGCCTTTACAATAGCAACTAGTGCTTCTTCTGCGAAGTCAAGTGCTTTTAGTCAAAGAACTGACACGATTAGAATCATTGCTATTAGTAATGATGCTTATGTTGCTATTGGAACTGAACCAGATGCAGGTCCAACAAACTTTTTAGTTACTGTTGGAGAACCAGAACAGATTTCATTAGGAATTCCTCTTGCTTCACCTGTTTCTGGTATTACTACAGGCGCTACTACGATTATTGATTTTCCAGAAGGATTTTCATCCCCATTCTCTGTTGGAGACTACGTTTCTTTAACTGTAACTGGACAATCTTCTTATGATTTTACTCATAAAGAAGTGACAT